CGCCGCCCTGCAGGCCATTGGTCGTATTGATGTTGCGCGTCAGCGGAACGCGCGTCGCAACGGCGGTCTGGACGAACGCCGTCGTGGCAATGAGCGTCGAGTTATCGCCCGCCGTCTGGGTCGGCGCCCGTGGCGATCCGGTGAAGGTCGGGCTGTTGATCGGCGCCAGGCCGATGACGGTAAAGGCCGTCCAGTTCGCCCCGCCGGTGTCGGGATCGGTCGTGTTGGCGTCGACTGTCGACAGCCAGTAGTTGCCCACCGGGCCGCTGGCTTTCGAGAGGATCGTCCCCTTCGGGTAGCCGCCGATGTCGGTCGAGAATGTGCCGTCGTAGAAGATCGGGCCGGCGGCGGCTTGCCAGAGCGCCCACGCGGAGAGTTGCTGCAGGATGCCGTTGAAATCCGCGATGTTCGGCGGCACGCCACCGCTGCCGATCGGCGTGGCGGTATTGGGAGGAAAGCCGAGGTCCAGCGAGGCGTCGTTCGGCGATCCGGCGGTAGTAGGAATTACCCGGATGTACGGCGCGACGGCATTTTTGCCCCATATCTCCGCGAACTTTGCCGGAATATCGGTATCGTTCATCCCCTACCTCACAGCGACGAGACGGAAGCAAAGACGCCGGTCGATTTCGGCAGCACGCCCGATTGGCCGACAATCGCCTGCTCGACCGGGCTCAAAACGAACTCGAACGTGTAGGTCAGCGTCATGTCCAGTCCGTCAGCGACATAGCAGTTGCCGCGCCCCGGGAACAGGGAGCGCAGGATGGCGTTGATGGACTTGATCGACCCGTCGGAGATATTCGCCAGCGCCTTGGCGAAGATCAGTTGGCGAAAGGCGTCGTCCGTCAGGTTGAAATTGCTCGTCAGACTGTCGCCGTTATAGAACGGCGCCTGGTTGAACGGTTCGCCCGAGACGCCGCCCGGACCCTTGAAGCCGAAGAAGTCGCCGGTGGCGACATGCAGGGTCCGCACGACCCCGACGATCCGCCCCCAGACGTCGAGGCCGTAACCCTGCGCGGTGTCGATGTTCCAGATGTTGTCGAAGAAGGCGTCGAAATTCTGTTTCGGCGAGATGCACTCTTCGAGGTTGATGAGCAACTGGATGAGGATCGGCGAGTTGGCGTACTGGCTGATGACCGTCTTCCAGAAATCGAACGCTCGGCCGCCACCGATCGCCGAGACGCCGATGATGAACTCACCGATGTCGCCCGGGGCGGTTGGCGGATACGGAGGGCCGGTGTCGGTCACGACACCGTGACGATGACGTTCGGCGCCGACGTCACCGGCGCCTGGGCGATTCCGACATCGATCTCGTCGTCGTCGATCAGAAGCGCCTGCATCGCCTCGCTCGCGACCGTCTGGCTCGGCGAAACCGTGTAGGTGCCCGTTCCACCGCTACCGCTCCCCAGGGCGGTGATCTTCGTCGGCACCGCAAGTGCGCCGGTCGCGTCGTTGATGTACTGGCCGACCGCCAGCGTACCGGACGCCACCGCGGAAACCGTCAGCGTCGTTCCGGCGATTGATCCGGTGAAGGCCACCGATGCGTCGTCGTCCGATCCCATGAGGATCGAACGGATCTGCGCCCACGGGCCGAGGGCCGCGACGGCAGAGACGAACCGGGTGGCGAGCACCGTCGATCCGATGCGCGCGCGAGGCCCGCCGTCGCCGCCGGCGAAAGCGTTGACGATTGCGTTCTGGATCAGCGTCGCGGCATTGGCCGGGACCGAGACGCTCGAGACGATGTTGACGAGAAACCAGAACGTCAGCGGCGGCGGGATTTCGAACGTCACGACATAGCTGGGATACGGCGGATTGTAGCCCGGTGAGGTGTCGAGCACCGTTTTGTTCGTGTTGCCATTGTAGGCACAGCCGGGAGCCTTCTTGCTCCAGATTGCCGTCGCGATCGCGTCGGGATCTCCGCCAACCACACCGACGTAGAGCGATTTGGCCGCCAGCGTGAAAGCCGCCGCGCCGCTCCCGATGGTGACGGGCGACGACGAAGTGTTTTCCGTCACAAAGGCATCGAGGACGCCCGGGACCGACAGCACCGCGCCCTTGACCGACGGCAGGCTGCCGATCGAGTTCTGCGCCACCGAGGCGGCACGTCGCTCCTCGAAGGCCGCACGCGACTCGGTGTCGTTCCCCAGCACGCCGTCGGCCGAATTGTTGATCGTGTCCCAGCCGGGGATCGCCTGATAGATCTGCGTCAGCGTATCGGCCGGGCAGGCGATAGGCCCGAGGGTGTTGCAGGAAAACTGTAGATCGATGGTGCCGCCCGGCGGGATTGTGGCACCGGAGACGCACGAATAGACGTTCTTGTCGGCCGACACCGCCTGCGCGCCAGTCGGGATGATGGTGCCGGCGTCGCCCGTGCAGGTCGCGGTGACGACCGTCGGGCGCGCGGGGTCGCGCTCGATGAAGTAGATGCGCCCGATCGCGTCCTGCATGCGGCCAGCCGCGTAGGCCGGGTCGGTCTGTGTCGTGTAGAAAAGAAACAGTGCGAAGCACATGCTGATGATCGCCGTCTCGCTCGTCGCGAGCTGGCTTTGCGGCGTGGCGTTGACGGGAGACCCCGGGGTGGTTTCGAACGACAGGTCGCCGCCGAACGCCGCCTGGATGTCGGCCTTGACGCCCGCGAGGATCGCCGAATCGGTGGGGGCGATGAAGCCGTTGGGGCCGAATGTCGGAAATGGGACTGAGGTGTCGCTCATTCAGAACCCCGCGGCGGTGATCTTGCCGGCCTGATCGGTGACTTGAACCTGCCCCTTAACGACCCGGCCTTTGATCGACGTGATGAAAACCCTCGCCGCCACGACGCCCGGCACCAGCATGGCGGCCGCGACCAGCTGCGCCTTGATGTACGCCACAACCGGCGGGCGGCCAAGCACCTGAGCGTACGGGACACCCTGGGTGGTGTCGAACCACAACTCGCCCAGGAACAGCTTGCACTGGCACGCCGCATCTTGGGCGAGCCGATACGGATCGGTGCACGTCGCGATGTCGCCGTCGCGTGTGACGACAAAATCCCAGGTCGTTGGGTCGAGAAGGATCGATCTAGCCATGTGGCGGCCCCGTGTCGGACGAACCCGACTGTACGCCAGAATGGACGTGGCCGTTGAGATCGACGCTCGATTGCGTCGTCACGTTTGCCGCATTGGTGACGTTCTGGCTGCGGTCGAACAGCACTCCGTTGACCTTGATCCCGTCGCTGTCCATCACGAGATCGTTGTCGTTCGTATCGACGATCTCGACGCCATCGCTGTCCATCGTGATCTCGTTGCCGTTACAATCGAGGATGTCGATCCCGTCGGCATTGAGCGTAAAGGTGTTGCCGTTCTTGTCTTTGATGATGATCCCGTCGTCGGTAAAGGCGAGGTACTGGACCAAATCCTTGTTGAGAAACCCGCCGAGATATAGGCCGTCGGATTTGTCGAAAATCCGAAACGACCCCGGGTTGCTGAGTTTTTTGTTTTTCTTCACCGCCGAGATGTCGCGATCGGCAAAGACCGCCAGCCCGATGTCGCCCTTTTTGGGGTTCAACACGATGCCGTCCGTTCCGGCCTGCAGGCGGAAATACGGGAGTTTGTAGATCGTCCCGTGGTCGGTAGTGTTGCCGACACCATCGTTCATCCGGACAAGCGGCTGAACATCGACGGTCCCGACGGCTGTCGTTTGCCCCGGCGGGTCTGTGACGCCCATCACCTGTACGAGCGTCGCGGTCGAGACGAGCCGCAGGGCCTGCTGGATCAGGAACTGGATGACGTTGAACTCGCTCCCGCTGTCCTCGGGCGACTGTTGGCCGGCAAAGCCGGATTGCGACGTGCCGCTGCCTGATCCGGACATCAGCCACCCCCGCCCTGACCGCCGATCACCACCGGGACGAAGCCGGGGCGCGAAGCCTGGACGTCCATAAACCAGCGGCCGTTCGGCACCTCGGATTCCAGATCGTAGTCGAGTTTCAGCACCACCCACTCGCCGTTCGCGGAATCGCCCAGCGTCTCCTGCTGGATCTTCACCTTGTTGCCGAAGCCGACCTGCGGGGTAAAGAGCGCTTGGAATTCCAACCCCTTCGACGTGTAGGCGGGATAGCCGATCAGGCCGGTCGTCGGCGAGATGAGCGGAATCTCTCCCTTGCGCGATCCGCCCTTCGGCCAAATCGCCAGCGTGCCGTTGTCGATGATCCAGTTGATCGACGCCGCCTTGGCGGCCGCCGCCGCCTGCGCGCGGGGAGATCCTGAGAGGTATTGGTTCGAGAGAATGACCGAGACGCCGGAATTCTCGAACGCCAGCCCCATGCGGCCAGCGAGCGACGCCATGATGTCCGCGACATCGACGGTGTCGGGATAGCTCGACGGCGGGGCGGTATCGACGCTTTCGATCAGGCCCGTTTGCGCCTCGACGCGGAATGCCACCTCGGGCGCCGACTTGCCGTCGAACCACGCGTTGGTGATCGTCCCGTTGAACACCACCGCCTTGCCGTTCTGATCGCCGGCCTCGATCAGTATCGAGTTGCGCCGCACCAGTTGCGCGACCATCCCGAGCGTCGAGAGCTTGTTCATGTCGCTCAACTGCATGCCGTAGATCGCCGCCGCCAGGGTGCCCATCGAATACGCACCGGCCTTGCTGATTTGGCAGCTGGTCCGCAGGCCCGAGAGTTTCGTCGTGTTCTGTCCCGAGGTGCCGAACGAACCCTCGCCGAGCGTAAAACTGACGTCGATCTGCCGGTGGACGAACGAATTGCCCACGCCGTCACCCCTGTCCGGCCAGATCGGCCAGTTCCAGATAGGCGAGCGAGTAGCGCGACCCCAGGCCGCTATAGACCGGATCGGTCGCCGGCACGTTCGCCGACGCGTTGTTGTCGATGAAGCCGAGGTCGCCGATGAAGCCGAGATAGAGCGAGCGGACGATCTTCGTCAGGTTGTAGCAAATCACCCCGCCGATGATGAGGACGTCGTTGACATAGAGGTCGAGGAACAGCCCCTCGTCCTTCTGATAGACGTTGATCCGGCACGTCTGGTTGGCGAGCGAGACCGTCACGGTCTGGTTCGGCACCGGCTGGAGAGGAACGATCAGCATCAGGTAAAGCCCCCGGGCGTCGTCGTGCCGTCAGGCCCCATATGGGCCGACGGCGCGGTGTTGGTCTGGGCCGGCGTCGCGGGCGTCGGTTGCACCGTTCCGCCGTTGTTGTTCGCTTTGCTGGTCGGCGATTTGGTGTTGGTGAACGTCTGGGTGGCGGATTGCCGGATCTCCCGAACCCAGATGTCGACCACGATCAGGCCGACGCCTTTATCGTTCCGGCGCGAATAGTCGTAGTGCTCGATGTTGACGTCGGAATACGTCTCTTCCGGCGTGATGATCTCGTAAAGGTTGAGATCTCCCGCGATCGCGGCAATCGAGTCGAGAAACGCCTTCCGGTTGTCGAGCGAGCCGCCGGCGGCGAAGCGGATTTTTCCCTCGAATGGCGTCGCGACTTTGTCGTAACTCTCGAACGCCCCCTTCTCGACCTGATAGTCGGCCACGCGCCAATCCTGCCGGTACTCGAAATCCGCCACCGTGTCGGCCGAGATCACCGCCGATCCGTTGCGGAAAATCCCCCATTGCGGCGTCGTGCCGTCGCTCGCCAGATCGGGCGAGTCGCTCGACATGAAATCGGGTGAGGCCGGCGGTGAATTGTCGAGCAGCGGTGGGACGCCGGGGACCTGCGGGATGTTGGTCGGCATCACGATTGTCCGTAGTTGGCTTGCGCCGCCATGTTGTTGCGCTTGAGCGCCGGCTTGATGTCGCGCGCGATCCCGTCGGCATCGGTGGCTTTGGTGTGGACCGTCACCTGTCCGATCGATGTCTGGACCGATGAGCGGTTGTTCGTCGTGTTCCCGCCGCCGCTCGCCAGCGTCATCGTGATTGCGTCGATCAGCGCCCGGAGCTTCGTCCCGTAGCCCGGATCACTCGCATAGACGCCCGTCAGGGCATCGGCGAAGCGGTCCGGGTCGTTGGCGAACTGGCGGGCGTTGGCGTAACGGGGCGACGTGGCCAACAGCCGGGCATGTTCCGCGAATGCATCCGCCAGGGTGTCGAACTTGCGGAATTGAGCAAACACCCGGTGCGACGCCCCGTTGGCGTCGACCTCGGTCGTCCAGGCGCCGACGCTCGGCTGGTTCCCCACTGCCTTGATGCCAAACGGATTGTTGGAACCCGGCGGCAAGTGCTTGCCCGATCCGCTTTCCAACTCCCATTGCGCGAACGTGACTTTCGCCGGGATGCCGTACTGGCGTTCCGACGCGACAGCCGCCGCCCAGGCGTCGTCGCGCGACGCCGATCCGCCGACAAACCCGCCAGCAGCCCGCGCCGGCGGTGCCGATCCGGGGTGCCAGGCGCCGACGTCGCCGTGCTCGCGCGCCCAAATCTTCCGGTGTTCGGCGTCGTACTCCTGTCGCCGCTTCGTCGCATCCCAGATGTCGTCCCAGAATTTGACCCACTGGTCGCGAATCCACTTCCAGTTCTTGATGAGCTCATACCCGGCGACCGACAGTGCGGCGATCCCGAGGATGATGAGGCCAATCGGCGTCGCGTCGAACGCGGCGGCAACGGCCCAGATGGCGTCGGCCAGCGCCGGAAAGGCATCGACCGCCGCGACGGCGACGACGCGCAGCAGATACGCCAATCCCGTCAACATCGCGCGGAACGCCACCGTGGCGGCCCCGAGGATCGCCCCGACGAGCCGAACCCCGATGGCGAACGACAGCACGTTGACGACCGCCGTCAGGGCGACGAACGCCGCCTCGATGACACCCGGATACTGGTTGATCCAGACGACGAAGTCGTCGAGCTTGTCGAGGATGAAGATCAGCGCCGGCGCGAAGGTGGTGAACAACCGGCGCCCGACCGTCGACGCAGCGGTGTCGAGTTTCGTGAGCGCCTGATGGTACGCCAGCGTCGCGGCGGCATCCTCTTTCGTCACGACGCCGAGCCGCTTCTGTTCATCGAGCATCGCCTGCACGGCCCCGCGACCGCGGATCAGCAGCGTCATGACGCTCGGCGGGATGTGCATCATGTTGCCGAACGTGTAGGCCTGCGCGGGGTCCATCTTGGAGAACCGATCCGCGAGCTCGAGATAAAGCTCGCCTATGTCCTTCAGCTTGCCGGTATCGACGTCCGCGATGGAGATCTCAAGGGTCTTAAACAGCGGGATCAGAGTCGATTCACCCGTCAGCTTCGTCGTCTCGAAGTCCTGCATCATGG